CAAAATGAAGTACCTGGGCCTTATTTCCAAGTTTGACGCTGCCGTACTGGAGAAGTATGGCAAGTGGGCGGGAAAGACGCTGGAGTTTGGCATGGGCGGGTCAACCATGATCTTTGCCCAGTGTGGAACCCAGTTGTATTCCCTGGAGCCTGACCCCTATTGGATTGACCGAACCCGGTCTAATCTGGTGGATTTAGGAGCAGATTTCAGCAAGATCCGGCTCATGGAATATAATCTTGGGCTCCCTGGCTGTGATGGGCAACTGTTTGATCTGGTCTTCGTGGATGGCACCGCCGAAGACCGCTTCCCCTTTGCGCTGGCCGCATTCCAGCGACTCAAGTTGGGTGGCTGGATTCTGTTCCATGATACCCGCTGCAAGGAAGACCTTCGGAACATGCTGGATATGATGCTGGTCTATCAAAATGAAATAGGCGAAGTCAAAATGAATATGGACCACAGTAATATATCTGGATGCACCCGGAAAGCCCCGGAACCCCAATATGATTGGAGTAAAGCGGAAGGCCGGACTCGCTGGATGGATGGGCTTGAGCCGCCGCCCGAAGGTTGGGTTAACCTGCTTTCTTAGGAGTTGCCATGTATTTGATCAAGACTGTAGACAATCGCGGAATTGAATCCTGTGGGTATCTGACCCCCGACAAGGTAGATATGGAGAATTACTGTGTGAAGTTGATGACTACCCTTCTGGGGTCCATCAGGAAGATTCGCGTTTACACATGCACAGAGCAGAAACATGATACGGTCTTTGTTCCTCATCGTGGACTGGCGGTATGGGTTCCAGGGATGGAGTTGACCAAGGAAATCAGCGTGGGCCATTGCCCAAGAAACAAGCCCGACTAGGCGGGTATTGCGTATATATACTAAATGCTGCATCATGGGACAGGGATAAAACCCTGTCCTTTTGTGTATGGAGACATAAATGTTGAAACCACAGGATATGTTTGTTGGCCCCATACTGGACTTCAAATCGTTTGCCCGGTCTGTTGAATTGTTCGCAGATCATTCCAGTTTCTTTTATCATGGGTGGGATCTAAATGGTGTTGATTTATATCCACAATTTCCATTGTGTGTGGAAAGTGATCAGGGTGGCCATCTTGTGTGGATCATGGGGCTGGTTATTGGCAACCGTCCCGGCAAGGCGCTACTGGTTGGAGTGACCAAGATTCGTGGGTTCAAGAGCAATGTCCATTCGGCGTTTGAAGTCCTGCCGGGTATCCCGGCCAATATGAATGAAGAATCTCGGCAAACCGTCCTGCGCGGAATCCGAAAGAGGATGCGGTCTGGTATCGCCATCCTGGCTAGAAAGGCAGACCTAGTGGCTTACAACGACCCAAGGGAGCATAGCAATGAACTACTATCCGTTCTATCGGACCCCCAGGCTGACGGTTCAAAGAGGGGAAACCGAGACGAATCTAAAGATTTCCGATGGGCGGCTTCTTTTAAGGACTCCGCTTCCGGCAACGGCCACGGATGAAGACCTAATAGCGGCTGCATTTAAGGAAATCATGTTCCTGGTAGCGCGGGATCTGGTGGACATCATCCCATTTCTCAGGGAGTTTGATACCGAACAACCCTGTATCCGTATGCCCATCCAGGAAGCCACCAAATTCCGCCGATTGGCATTTCTGCGGGGACACATCCCCTACCTAACCCGTGGTCTAGCCAAGTTGATTGGCAAGACATACTGGGTCAGGGCAACCAAGGCGCACAAGAATGTGCCGGAAATCTTCCAAGGGAATTTGGAAAAGATGCAGGTTTACAGTTGCGATTGGGTCTGTGGGGAACTCCCCGAGCACTTGCATGATGATATTTACGCCAATGGCAAGCCGGGTGGCGGCAGGGGATTCAACCGGGAAGAAATCTTTGTGACCGCAGATGAGGCGGGGATTGTCATCTCCAGCATCCCAGAACACCCGCTGGAACGGCAGCGGATTACCCTGGAGGTCGGGCCGGACAAATCCAAGCCCAAGATGCGTAATGACTTGCGCCCATTGCCGGAAGACCTGAAGGTGTCCCCCAAGTTTTACAATATGGATGAGGATTTCATCCTGGCAACCAGGGAAAAGGGTGGCAATACCCTATCAGACAAGACCTTCAGCAGCATCTTGATGCGGATCAAGGCCGATGCACGGCAACCCATCTACCGGATTGATGCGGAACCAGCCAACCGCTACCAGATGATGCAGTACATCCCATGGGCAATCACTGAGGGGAAGACGCTGCGGGACATCTGCAAGGGGGTCAACGGGACTCCCTCCATGCTGGAGATTGCCCGGTGGCTTCAGTATTACCCGGATTTTCGCAGGGAACTGGAACAGGCGGAAACCATCCAGGCCCAGGTCTTCATGGACCATGCCCAGGAAATCATCATGGGGCTAGAATCGGATACCAGCAAGGAAGCACTGGGGGTGGCGAAGGCCCAGACCAATTTCCTGATGAAGCGGGCTGCGCTGCAATCACCCAAGTTCATTGAGAAGAAGGTCATCCAGACTGAGAATCTGGACATGAAGAACGAAGCGGAGGTCAAGCGTAAGCTGAAGATGCTGCTTAGGGGCGAAGCGGTATCTGACATCATCGAACTTGAGCCGATGGAACCCGTGTCCCATCCCGTTCCTGAGTTTGGAGATGCCGATGCTATATAACAAAGATCCCCGCCGAAGCGGGGACCAGCATTGGGGCTACCACCAACTAAGTGTTGGGACTATTGGAATATGCTCCACCCATCTGTTTGATCTGTTCCCGCTCCTTTTCGACGCGCTTCAGGTATGCGCCCTTGATGTTGACCGGATCGAGCGGATCGCGGGAGGCGGGTTCAGCCGCATGGCAAGTGAAGACCTCGCCAGTGTCGCAGTTCATCATGGTGATGTTCTGATGGGCGACATTGCCCCCCCGATCATCGCCCTGAAGGTAAGGCGGCTTCAGTTTGTGGGGCAGGATTCGGCAGGAAGTGTTGATCGGCTTCAGGGGCATGGGGTTCCTTTATTTGTGCGGGGTCTTGTGAGCGCGGCTGTGGTGAACATGCTTGGGGTGGTGCGGGTTGTGGCGGGCACCATCACCACGAAGTTCATGGGGATGAGAAACTTCGTTGTAGTTGTATTCACCGGGATGGTCGATGCCAACCGAGCCGGTCTTCTCGGTGGTTTCGTGATGATGATGGGCATAGTGAGTGCCCAAGTGGCCTTCCTTGGCATGGGCATCAAGGATCTTTTCGTGCCCTTCCATGTGGTCCACATGCTCACCAAGAACCTCCCCGTGGGGGCCATCAGCCATGGCACTGGGCGGAATGACCACAGCGGCTTCAGCCAGAGTGGAATGGCCAGGAGTCTGGATGGTCCCAGTGCCGATGGTGCGGTGGTAGGAAACTTTCAGGATTTCAGGGACGGTCTTCATGGCTTTCCTTTTCTGGTTGGTTGCGCCCGTAAGTGGGCAGTTTCTGCCGGTCGTCGGCATACCATTAGTGTACGCTCTTTAGGGGGAGAGACAAGTGGCCGCTGAGAAGCGCAAGTTTACCGAAGCGGAACTGGATGCGCTGGTGGATCAGATGTCTCTGGCCCAGGCGGATGCAGCGGTTGAGGCTATTGAAGCATTGGCATCCCGCAAACGAGAGGGAAAACTGTACCAATATGAGCCACAAGATCATCAAGTAGCAGTCCACGCGGATAAACACAAAATAGTGGATTGCAGGGGGGGAAATCGCGGAGGCAAAAGTGAGTGCTGTTCTTACACAATGGCGTGTCATATTACTGGTATTTACCCTGATTGGTGGCAGGGGCTAAAATTTACTGAAGCGTATATCTACGGTGTAATCTCAATCAGCACAGAGCAAATGCGTAAATCAGCACAGGTCAAACTTATGGGGGAACCACATGAGATTGGGACAGGGTATATTCCAAAGGAGTTGATCGTTGACTATGCGTGGCGGGCAGGGACCAACGGTTGCTTGGATTGGGTGCTGGTAAAACATGCGTCTGGTGGGGTTTGCCGGGTTGAGTTCATGGTTAAAGAACAGGGTGCAGCCAAGTTCCAAGGGTTCGCGTGGAAAGTTGCGTGGTTCGATGAGCAACCGGATATAGATGTGTTTGTTGAAGTCCAGATGCGGCTGATCGATAACCAGGGCTATATCATTGCGTCTTACTATCCTAAAGATGAAGAACCAGAAATGCTTGATCTGTTGGATAAGATGCCATCTGATTTTTGCAGTCACTATGAGTTCCATATGGAGGATAACAAGACCCTGGACCCTGCTGAAATCGAAATGCATAAGAAAACCATGCCACTCTGGATGCAGGAAAGCCGGTTGTATGGTCGCTCTGGGTCCGGGGAAGGGCGCATCTTTGCTTTCAGCAGGGATGATTATGTGATTGATCCATTTGAAGTGGAGCCACATTGGCCCAGGATTGGTGGGCTAGATGTTGGGCTTGAGCATGGGACCAGCGCGGTTGCATTGGCGTTGGAATATATAAATAGGAATGAGCCTCCAACTGTATATGTTTACAGAGAATACCTGCGATCTGGGAACCTGCCAGGGGTCCACTCCGCAGCATTAAGGGCATGGGGTGATATTGAATTTAAGATTGATACTAGCTCACATCGAAGATCTCCCACTGATGGCAAGCGCGTATTTGATATGTTCCGCGAAGATGGGCTAGATATTGCGGATGCCATCACTAAAGGTGGCTCTGTCTTTGAATCCATCCATATGATTAATGAAATGATTGCAGAGAAACGGTTGTTTATATTCTCTACTTGTAGGGAATTGATTAAGCAAATGGGCGCATATCGCATGGTAAAGGCGAAGAATGGGGCAATGAAGGTAACAGAACGTCACGATGATACGATTGACGCACTCCGTTA